ATATGTTGATATCGGTAATGGCCAGAATGTTCAATGCCCAATGTTTATGGGCGCTTACAACATTTTCAGAGCGCGTTGGCGTTCGCTCGATGCGGTGCTAACACAGAATCCTCCCGGCATTGGGTTCTCGGCGGATAAGCAGGATTCTGAGTCCATCGAGGCATCTGAGACGGCTGAAGGGTTCTGGGAGATATTCGACCGGTCGGAAAAAGGCGGCGCGGTAAAGAGGATTCAAAAGCGCGTCTCTTACATGATGGGAATGTCGGGCCGGACAATCGCATGGACGCACACGCTGAAATCCAAGGCGCGTTTTGGCTTGAATGATGAGGATGAGCCGCGCTCAATGGAGACGACGGACATTTACGGAACAATGGAGTCCAAGGTTCCCATTGTCTGCAAGTGCTGGTCCGACGCGCCGTACTGCTTCCTGTTTGACGATAAGAATGTTCTTACCCTCAAAGGTCAGAACGATTGGATTCGCTCGAAGATCACCGCCGGGGAGCCGTCCATTGGAGAATCGGACTGGAATCGCTTTGCGCGAATTGGAGTCAAGCAAGCGAAAAAGGGATTTTTCCTTACCGGTCTGGCGCTGAATTACCTTACGACCGAGTTGAACGGTTTCCTTCGCCCTGAAGTGTTCCAAGACAAGATGTTCGATTCTGCTTATCCGGGCGCTGATGAAAAAGACGTGCGCGATGATGGCAAAGAGTTCACTTATCGAGACAAGTTCCTGCAACTGTTCCCTGATGGGTGCCATGTCAAATATGTAGGCAAGTCGTACTCAGAAAGCTGGAATGAGTGCCCTGACGATGCGATTGATATTGTGTTCCCGATGGAGCGCGATGGCATGACCGGCGGGGCGCTGATGGAGCCGATGAAGGTTGTCCAAGACGCCTACAACGACTACATGAATGCCAAAAGGGAGAATTACGAAACCGGCTGGAGTGTAACGTATTTCCGGGGCAGCGACGAAGATTATCAGGCTATCTCAAATCAGCGGAGCCGTCCGAATGATTATGTGCTGCTGAAAGAGGGGCCACCAGATCAGGAGATCGGGAAGCAGATAGTTTACCGCGAACCTCCTGCGGCGCCTCCAGAGGGATTCGATGAGGCGATTGAAGAGCTTCGTGGGCCAGTGTCGCAGGATATTTCCGGATCGATGCCTGTCCTTCAGGGGGAATCTAAGTCTGGCGACCCTGCATCAAAGACAGCAATGGAGCGTTCTCAGGCAATGGGGATGCTCGGCCCATCGTGGGGATATTTGCAGATTCTATTCGCGGGGATCGCAGAGAAGGCGGCGCGGCTGGCATCCAAGAATCCCGACCATGGAACGGAGATAGCCGTCGTTGGTAAGGACGGGGCGAAGATCACCGTAAAGATGGAACGGTTGAAAAAGGGCAAGTTCCATTCCCATGTGTCCGATTCATCTTTCCCGGAGACTACGGCGGCGAAGCGGGCGAATCTTACCGACCTTGTGAAGATGGCCGCCGCTTCTCCGGTTGGGCAAGCGCTCTTCGAGTCACCCGACAACTGGGAGGAGTTCATCGAACTCAATGGCAATCAGGACTTGGTGTTCATCCCGGCAATCGCGTACAAGAAGCAGGCGAGAGAGCTTGAACTACTTTTGCAGGAACCGCCAAACATTCCAGCGCCAGAGGAAATTGCTCAATATGCGGTTCAACACGCGGAGCAGGCATTACAGGCTGAGCAGCAAGGTTTACCAGCCCCGCCGTATGCTCCTCCACAGCCGCAGCCGTCAATAATGCCAGAGCAAGACGATTATCACAAGTGGGAGTCAGCAAAGTGCCAAGAATACCTATCGAGCGAGGATTGCTGGTTGAGGATGAATGTAGCTCAGCCGGAAGATGGGGAAGCACCCGAAGATGCCTTGAAACGTGCCGCACTCGGTATCCAAAACGTGAGGATGCACAAAGCGGTTCACGATCAGATGATGGCGGCTCAGGCCCAGGCAGCGGCCCAAGCTCAACAGCAGATGAAGCCTCCGAGCGAGTCGATAAACTTCAAGGACGAGCCACCGCAAGATAAGATTCAAATGAACGCACAGGCGGGAATCAAGGAAGCGGCACCAGAGGCGCAGAGTTCAGTACAGAAGAACGCGGCAGCACCAGGAACACGGGGAACGGCAACAGTCTAAAAGGAGAGAGAAATGGCAGATGAAGCGGTACTTGACGTGGGCGCGGAACTCGAATCTGAGGGCGCGGAAGAAGTTGAGCAGGGAGCCGAAGCGGAAGTTGAAGGTGCGGAACAGGCGCAGTCGGTTGACGGTGAACCAGCGTCGGCCGCGAGTACTTGGAAGCAACTCAAGGACAAGCTGAAAGATTCTCCAGATTTGCACCGCGAGGTTAAAAAGGCGCTGCATCATTGGGAAGAATCCAGAAAACTGCTTCCTGATGGCGTTGCAAAAACCGTTGAGCGGCTAAAGCTGATGGAGCAGCTTGACGACAATACCGACGATGCCGAGTATGTGCCGGGATCAACGCCGATTGAGCAGGTAATCTCGAATACTCTGGCCGAGCGGTCATTCTGGCGCGATTATGACAACGCATTCCAGGCTGGCGACCCCAAACTTATCAACCAGATGGTCGAAGCCAACCCTGAGAGCTTCCAAAAGCTGATTCCTGCGGCGATGGACCGCTTTGCAGAGGTTAACCCAGAGGGATTTTCGGCCTACATCTGCAAATCTGTATCCGGGTATCTGGGTAATGCGGGGATTCCACTACAACTTGCTCTTTTGGAACGCGTTTTGCCGCAAACTTCCGATGACCCCAACCTGCAGACGGTAATTGAGGCATTTAAGGCAATCAAGGGCGTTGTGGAGCAGATCAACACGACCGCCAGGAACCCGATAGCGCCAAAAGCCATTCAAGGCCAGCAACCGGGCACGAAAACCGGAACAGAAAGCGGCAATCTTGAGCAGCGGGAGATGAACGTCCTGCATGACGAGTGGTTGCGCGAGATTCGTCCCCGTTCGGAGTCTTTTACTGTGAACGAGATCAAAAAGATTGCCCCAAGCGTGAAATTTACCCCGGCAGAGGCGAACTCTATCCGCAACGCTGTGCGAACCGAGATAAATGCGCGTGTGACCGCGAACACAGCCTATCAGGGAAAGATTAAGAGCTTACTCAAGGCCAAAAACAAGACTTCGTACAGCATGACGGTGGAATCTGAGCATAAGAAGATCATCCCCGGCGCCGTTCGGAGGGCCGTAGATGACGTGCTGGCGAAACGCAAGGCTGGGCAGGGCAAGAAGACTGCGGCAACAGGCCAGCAAGCGCAGAAAACCGGCGCACAGGCCCAGCAGCAGACGGACAACAACAAGTTTGAGTGGATTTCCGATTCTCCTACCCGCCTCGGACTCAAAGTAGACTTCCGGCGCGGGGGCATACAGGCCGACAACACCGCCTACGTCGTAGGACGGGCAAAGCCGGTGAAGTGGAAGAGGAAGTAGTACGTGTGGTATGCTTTTTGGTAGATGAAGTACCCCAGTCCGACAAAGGCAGCGGGAAGCCATAAACCGATATTGGAAGATTGGGCGTAGTACATCGGAACACGCGAAAGCTACAGCGGCACTCGTGCTGGCTCTCCCATACGGGAAGCGAAGAGGGCGTGGAGATGATCTCAAAAAGAGGTTATTTTCATGGCTATCGCAGATGCGGCACAGGCTCTTGCTTCCGAGCAAGAGTACGTCAGACCGGAACTTGAGAACTACGTTCTCTCGCAATCCGTCCTGTTGAAGGAAATCCAGAAATCCAAAATCAAGGCGGTTAGTGACCGGCCTTCGAGGATTCCCACCATGCCGTCTCTTGGCGGCAAGCCCCGTGTCGGCAACATGAACGGCGTTGACATGGGCATTGGCTCCGGGCCTACTCAGGTTCCCGGCCAGATCACCCCGGTTTGCTACATTCACGCCTTCAGCTATACCAAGCAGGCGGAATACGCAACCGACACCGACGAAAAGGCAATCGAGAACTTCGCTACCCTCACACGCACTCTTGCGCCAGAGCGGTTTGCCGACTTCCTCGAAACCGTCCTCCAGGGCGATGCTTCCAACACCATCGACACCGTTACCAGCATCGTGACCTCTGGCGGCAACATCACCGCCCTTGGCGTCAATTCCGCCAATCTGTTCCTTGACGATGAGGATATTGACGTTTGGACAGCAGTCGGCGGTGCGTTTGTGACAACCATCACAGTACAGGATTCCGATATTTCTCTGAACCAAATCCTGTTGCTGAATCCGGTTCCGACCGGCACAATCACTGTCGGCATGAAGCTCATGGTCAATGGAGCTTCTGGGCAGGCCAACACTGGCTTGAACGGCCTTCGCTACTATCAGGTGGCCACCGATACCGGCAACTGGCTGACCGTACAGCGCGCGGCGTGGTCTGGCAAGTACATTGCCCAGAACATTCCCGTCAACGGCGCCTTGACCCCTCAGATCGTCCGCGCCATCCATTCCCAAATTCAGTTGGCAATGGGCAAGAAGAAAGCGGATGCTGATGAGCTTGTAGCCCATGCAACCGTCAACGAGCAGAACGCCTGGGAGATGAACGCGCTCCTCGTCCAGCACATCAATATGGCTGAGATGAAGGGTTCCGAATCCGAGGATATGCTCAAGCGGGAAGCCTCAACAACCATCGCTGGGCGGCGTTGGCTCATCAACGAACGCGCTGTGCCGGGGTACATCGACTTCCTCGCGCTCAAGAACGCTTCCATGGTCGAAACCAAGTCCATCGATTTCTACGACGTCGGCAGTCAGACCCTCTTCGGCCTCATCGGGCAGTCGGGCGGTCAGGCTTCCGGGCTGGTTTTCTACATGGTGGCCGAGCTTAACCTCGTGTGGGTGCAAACGAGAATGAACGCCTTCTTAAACGGAATTGCGATAGAACACGGCCTTTACGGTCAATAACTTGCGGTAACAGAGAGGTTCAAACTTGTCTGAATTGATTCAAACTTGCGGGGAGATTCCCAAGCCTACTCACTACCCCACGATGTCTATGGGGCAGTACGGGAAAATCCCCGGCAGGGATGAGCCTCTTTTCCGAATCGTCTTTGCGCCGACCGTGCGCGGATTGGTAGGCGGTGAATTTACGGACCCGGATACGGGCGCTGTTGAATTCACCGGCTATCGTTCTTGCCCTCGTTACGAATACATCGGCGACAAATGGATCATGGAAAAGTGGGTTTCGGCCCAGGAGTTTACCAAGCAGACGGAACTTGAATACCGCGCTGCATGGGAAGACCCCAAGACGCATCTATGCCTCACCGGACCTTACCCGGCCAAC